GGCCACGACTCAGTGACTTTGAGGGTTTGGTATGGGGGGGGGCGTTCTTACGCCCCTAAGAACCGGCGGCCGGATAGCGAGTAGTCACACATTAATATTCTATGCGCAACCACAGAGCTAAAACCGACACCATACTCAGACAGCTTCACAAGTTCACTCAATTCCTCAAGTTGAACCGGTGTTAATCCGTAACGACGCCCGAGGCTAAACTCGTCAATTGGCACATTAGGATCAATGCTATCATCGTCGCCAATAGTCCGCACCTCCGTCGGGAGGTACTCCTTGGCAATCCGGCGGCGATCGCAATATCTGGCTTGTAGCGACCGCAGAAGGCTTGTACACCCAGCATGCACAAGCCCACGAACAAGTCCAGTATTGAACATCTCGGTGCGACGCTTCGGACACCTGTGACGCCGCTGACCCGGAAGGACATCATCACACTGGCCAAAAGTCCGGATGATGACACCTAAATTCAACACTGGAACGTAACTACCATTTACGTCCTTGATCGGGGAGTGCTTCAAGAACTGGATCTTCTCTACAACACTGCTACACTCCTCGATCGTAACAATATATCCCACACGCTCGGCGGCCCGTCGCACGAGCTCACTCATCTCCGCAACCAGTGGCACACGAACTCCTATCAAGTGTAACACAGACAACCCGATGGTCATATTCGCGGTGTTGTTGATTGCGGTCGTGAGTACACTCCCGCTATACAAGACATATCCACGCGGCTGGAGCACGAAGGATTCTCGGCGATTCCGAACGGATGTTACTTTAATCGGAGAACGACACTGGGCGAAAGTCGCGTCCAACGCGTTCTTAGATATGCCACACGATGATGCTGCGTGCAGCACACGAAAGATGTTATCACCGTTCGAACCGTCGCAACAACTAATGTCCACATTGGCACGGAATATCCCGTCGGCACAGCGAACTGCAATGCATGAGTCATCACTGTGGTAATGGAACTCGAACCATTCAGGGTTGATGAGCCGACGAAAGACGTCTGACATGCGCTTCTTTGATGGACTCTTCGTGAACTCGAACCGGGCGAGTCCCTGAGGCCTTGAAAGGACATGCGGGACAGCAAACCCGC